ATTGCACCTTCTTCTTTGATTAGGTTATTAATGAAACTTACATTGGCTTGCTTTTGTTCTTCGTCAATCTGATCTTCTAAATCTATTTGTGTTCCTTTGAATGAAACTTGTTGTTTAAAGTATTCAGCACTCAAACATTTCATGAAGTCACTAAGACAAGTTGGACAACCTCTATCAATTTTAGATACACCCCAATGTTTGTTCTTTGGAAAGTGTTCTTCATAGATGTCTGCTAGTTTATTCTTCACCTCACCTTGCGGTAGTGTTTGATTCTTTTTGTAAAGTGTCAACTCTTTACCGAACTCTTTTAAATCTTCTTTTAAACTCATTACTTAAATATTAAATATAAACCTAGTCCAAACATTATTAAACCGCCAATGGCTTGAACTAATAACATTCCGTTTGATTCTTTTTTTTCTTCTTCTTTCATAGTCTATTTATTTTGTTAAATATTAATGCACAAGATAAGTAAAAAATATCTAAATACCAAATACTTATTAAAATTGCTACCCATGAAGATAGACAGAACATACAATTAAACGGTTTTATGTCGGGAATGTTACCCTTATCTATCTGAATGTAAAAGAAGTTGTATAAGATGTATATCAACCCCAACCCACCTAATACTATTTTAATTTCTTGCATGATGCTTTTACCCTTTTACTTACTGTTTGTCTTGCTATCTTTAATTTCTTAGCTATCAATGAGGCGTTTCCTTCACTGTCAATGTATTCTTCAATCCACAATCGTTCTATTTCAGACAGTTCTTCTCTGATTCTTTGGATGTATTTGTATGGGTCAAATGGTTCGCTATGTTCGTCTTCAATTAATTCTGGGTCAATTAGTAACTCACATTCTTTATTTTGTCTTAACTGATCTAAGTATTCAGTCTTGCAAGCTTTATAAACATAGTAGGCCAATTGATTCTTATGGACTGATTCAAGCTTTTCTAGTGTTCCGCTTGTTGTCAACTTTATAAACACATCATGCGCCAGGTCTTCAAAGTTTCTTGCAATAAGTCTTGAAGATGTCAAACACATATTGTATATCTTTATCTTATCCATAAATCTGTTTCATTAGTTTGACTTGGTTTTCTTGTGTTCCTTTCACCTCTGTTTGATAAATACTATCTTCAACCACTTGTTCTTTTATCCAATTACCTTCATGCGGTGGTAAGATGATTAGTTTATTTTGTTTCTTTGCTTCTAAACTAAATACTAAATCACTCATTCTTTTATACTCTGAATTGTGTATAATTGGTTTGAAGTATCTTGTATCGAATGCAGTACAACCAGTACCGGCAACATTAAGAAGAAAGAACTTATCAGCAGATTGATTGAATCTAAATTGTGTGTGGTCTGCTTTATAATAAAGTTCTCTATCTTTTAGTATTCGACCATGGTAAGTAATAATAGACTTAAATTTGTTTATCGCTTTTAAAGTGTGCTGAACATAATCAGGTGGATAAATCAAATCATCATCACAAGTAAAGTAATATTCATCTTCAGTTAAATGATTCAACCCCCAAAACTTTGCATTATCTGTTAAGTCTTCGTTCTTGCTATTATCGTAAACTCTTATAACATCAACTTGTTTTATTAAAGATTTGATAGTTCTTTTAAGTTGTTCAGGTCTTCTTCCGGTGGTTGCTATGTTTGCAGATATTAACATTCTCTTAAACCTTTTATTTTTGTTAATTTCGTTAAGCCTTCGCCGTCCTTAATATCACATAAGAATAAGCCATTATCAATTAACGATTCAATCTTGATCTTCTTTGTCATTTTCTTAACAATTGACCAGCTCATACCGTCAAGACCATTGTTCTTTACTCTTGGAAATAGATTATAATCAATTGATTTTAAAAACTCTTTTGAATATACTTTACCAGCTCCGGCTGGCTCACCCTCTCTTGTTCCCTTATAACCTGACCAATAAAAATAGTTGTTATCCTTTTCAAAATACATGTCTTTAAATGCAAGCATGTCATTGCCTGGTGCTTCTGCTTTGATATACTCTAAGAAATCAAGATCAAAGTAATCATCAGACCCCAACATTATCACATAATCAAAGTCAATAGATTCTAAACATCTTACCCCGTGATTCCATTTAGAACTTAACGGGAAGTTGTTATATCTGTGCATGTGTTCAATACCTAATTCATTTAAGAAAGTTTCATCTTCATCAGTTGAATAAACTACAACAGTATCAAGATTGTTGTTTAAGTGGCATCTTTTGAATGTTTCATGCCTACCGAATACACAAGTTAAAATTATTACTTTCATTTGTTTGGTCTTAAAAAGTGAACTGGATTGCCTACAAAAACACCACCATCCCAAAGTTCTGATTTCTTTGTTATTACAGCACCCATTCCAATCATGCAATTGTCTGGCACTTTCGCCCTTTGATGAATGATTGAAGAAATACCAAAGTTGACATTATTACCAACAACACAGTGACCACCTATAACGGCGTGTGGTGAAAGTGTTACATTATTTCTTATGGTTGCATCATGTCCAATATGAACGCCCTTCATTATAAAGCAATCACTACCAATAAAAGTATCTTCTTCGGTTCCTGAATCAATTGTTACATTACCAGTGATGATTGTTCTATCTCCTATGTAAACAAGTTTATTAGTATTCTTGTGCCAAAACTTCTTGTGTTCAGCTTTATCTCCAATGATACAACCATGGCCAATGAAAACGTTTTTACCTAGAATAACATTCTTACCTAAATAAGTATTTTTAAATAATCTGTAATAAATTCTTTTAAGCATATCTTGATCTTATTCGTTCAACTTCTATTCTTCTTGCGTTCTGATATTTAAAATCTTTATTACCTAGTGATTTCTGCTCTGAATGTCTTCTGTAATTGTAAACAAATGAATTACAAAAACCAAGTTTAAAACCGTTCTTTAATAAATAAAGGTTAACATCATATTCTTCACCAGTCCAAAGTTCTTCATCCCATTTAAAAGAATCAAATAAGCTTTTTCTATAAAGAACAGTGCCGCCCATTATACCATTCTGATTCAACATCTTCTTTAAGTTAGTTCTTCTGTCTGTCAATGGCCATTCTTTTATATCTCCGTTCTCATTGAATTGCATTGATCTTCCATGAATAAAATCAAAGTCTTTAATTGCTTCAAGTCTATCTTGTAAACTGTTTGGTGGTAGTGTGTCATCATCACATAGAAAACAAACATATTCACCTCTTGCTTTCTCAATACCTCTATTGATATTATAACCAACTGATTTATCTGAATAACTTAAAATGATTTCAACATCTCTGTAAATTTGTGTTTGTACAGAATTGATTGCCTGGATTAGATAACCTCTATCTTTGTTATATGGTATTATTACACTAATCATTCTCTAGTATTTCAAATGCTTTTTTAATTGCTTCTTGTTGGGCTTCTTGTCTTGTATTAAAAGTCTTTTTACATTTATAAATACCATCTCCGAAAATCTCATAATGATACTTTTCTCTTGATTTACCGATAAAAGCATCTAAGTGAACCCCAACACTATCAAAAAACTCTAAGTAAACACCCCATTGTTCGCAAAACATATTCTCTTTGAATCTGTCAATCTCTGCCGTTTTTATATCAATAGGAGCTTTATGTATGTTTAGGAGTTTTAAATACCACTCTTCAAACTGTTTATTCTTTATCATAACCTAATCAAGAACTGCAATTATTTCGTTTGTGATGTCTTCGTCTAACACTTTACAATCAGCCGCCCAGTAAGTATTGTCTTCAGTGTTTACCATCCATTCATTTATTTCTTCATTAAACCAAACATCTTTAACTTGTATCAACATTAGATGAAAGTAATCTTCCTCTCTGTGAACGTGCTTTGATGTAAGCCAACAGTATTCATTTGGTCTTGGTATCTTCATATTAAAAATGGGTTGAGTGTCTTTCTCTGTACTCTCAACCCGTTCAACATTATATCGTGCAATATAGTAAACTTTTTTTAATTACTGGCTATTTCTTATTAATAATATTCTTTTTAAAAGATCATGATTAAATGAATCCCAGTATTTTAGTTGTGCTTGTGTCATAATATTTAATTTAAACAGAGGGTAAACCCGATTCGCCGCCAAGGTTCGCGAGTTATTTATAAAAATTGCCCTTCTAACCCTCTGTTGTTTCTTTATTTATTATTGATTAATTCGTTAATCATTGTTATTTGAATTGGCCCTAGTGAATCTTTAGACGGTTCTAAATTATCTACTGATTCAAATCTATTGACGATCAACTGAACTGCTTTTTTCTTTGTGTTTTCATTCATGTACATTCTAGCAATTAAGCAACCGAATATGATAATGAATAAAAGTGTAAATTTCTTTTGTTTCATAATATAACTGTCTTTAACGTTCAACAAAATAACATTGAAACGTTTTTTGTTTCGGCTTTGTATGTCATTATTTAGTAGCTTCACATTCATAGTCATCACTTTTTAAGCACCATTCGTTAAATAGCTTTGAGCCTATTTCATACCACCAATCATTAAAGGCATAATTACCACCATCATTATTAAATGTTAATAAAGTTTTATGTTCTGGCAATCTTATACCATTATCATCATATTTGCTTAAATCTACATCTTTAAAATTCTTCATATCTTTAAAATTTAACCACATACAACACAAAATAAATTGCATTGAAACGCCAATTTATTAATAACGTTAAAATCAATTTAAAAACTCTCTAATTAGTTTTAAGTCTTCAATGGTTTGTTTGTCTTTAATATCAACAAAGTCTTGTATTTTGTTTCTAGAATGTAAAGCTGTTGTGTGATCTAAACCAAATAAACCGCCAGAACGTTCTAAAGTCTGGTTAAAATCAGTTACTAAGATATACATAAATAACTGCCTAACATAAACAACCTTTCCCTTTCTTGACTTACTGAACAAACTAGCCTTTGATATATTACCTATTCTACAAACTAAAGGAATGATTTTCTTTATCTTTCTTTGGTAATGGGCTGAAAAGTCTTTTACTTCTATCTTTGGGTTGCGTTTCAAACCTCTAACTATTAGTCGAATGTTTGCTGGGTTCCAATCTTCACGCTCCAATTCACAAAGTAGGTTTGTTTTAGCACTGTGAAGTTTTAATTGTTCTGGTGGTATGAAGTTCATTTTATAATGTTTTTTGGTTAATAATTGATTCTAGTCTTGATATTTCACTCTTAGCTTGGCTTTTAAGCTCAATTAGATGTGATTCTAGCCATTTAACTTGTGAATCTATATCTTTACATGCTAGGAACTTTTTAACGTCCTTACAAGTGCTAATACGAATGTTGAGTTTTTCTATCTCTGTTAATTGAATATTCATAATCTCGTTTTTGTTTCTTCAAAGGTAACACTTATTTAATCAATTCCAAATTAATTTAAAAGTTTTTTGTTTTTTCTTCAATTAAATTATCAAAATTCTAGTGTTGGCGGTGGATTGTCAAAGTCAGAATATTTATCAAAATCCATGTTCGGTATTATCTTTTGTTCTGGTTCTTCAGTTATTGTTAAATCAAAAGTGGGTGCTGGTGTTCCTTTGGCGTACATTCTGCCTGTTGGTTTGTCATAAGTAAATTCAACACGCTTACCAATATCACCCTGAAAACTGAACTTTGTTTTTAAATTTATAAATTCAGAATACCCTTCTTGATTCTCTGTATCAAAATATCTGTGAATTGCAAATCCATTATGAGCTTGATTTCTAAAATCAGAAGAACCAGAAACATCATACAAAGTTGGTACTTCATAAATCCCGTTATCATCTTTCTTCATCTTTGTTGGATGTGCCACAAGTAAAATTGACACATTATTTATTTGACAAAATGATGTCAACCTGGTCAGCACTGAATTAATTTCTTCTAGCTTATTGCCTTTTGGAAGTCTAACTTTATTGAACGCATCCACAATGAAGATATTAACCCCGAAAGAATACATTTGCTCTTTGAATTTATCAAATAACCAATCCCAAGTGGCCTCTTCTCCGTTTTCAGGAAGTGTAATATAAATCTTTTCATTTGCCCATTTGATATATCGCTCAATATCTACTGGTGTTATTCTCGGTCTTCCTTCCATGTCTTTCCAAAAGTTTCTGCCAATTGCCTTTTGCATCAATGTTGTTTGGTGTAGCTCCATTGGTGAATGTTCTGGTGTGAACATTGAACACTTCTTATCATAGTCTTTAACGATATTAAGCATCCACCATTCAACAAAGTTAGACTTTCCATGTGAAGGAATACCAGTTGTAACGGTTAACTGTCCATCCATGACAGAAAACACATCTTTCAAATTACCAAAACAAGCATTCTTTGGTGCAATTGTTTTTGGTAAGCCGTTATTGTATAAATCATAAATTCCTTCTTTTAAATCTTCAATTGTCCATGTTCCTGAAACTGGAAACCGTTTTCTATTCTTTAAATCTTTGGCAATATCATTTGAAATCAAACTACCGTTAGCATCTTTTGAAGTCCATTCAATGAACTCACATCTGTAACGGCCTAACCTTTGTGCAATCTTATCTTTTAATTCATTTCCTTTTGTGTCATTGTCAACTGCAATGATAAACTTTTGAATGTCTTTCAAGTATGGTTCAGAGTTTTTCCAATATTCGTCATTATCATTTGCACCGTTTGGAACGCTTATTGCGTTTTTTATTCCGTGTGAATGTAAAGCAATTACATCAAATTCACCTTCAACAATATAAACTTCATTAGCACCAATAACCGAATTGATATTATAAAAAATTGGTTTGCCACCCGTTGTTTGAGTGAAAGATTTATCACCTGACCGATATTTCTTATTAACCAGCTTTTCGCCTTCAAAATAATTAAAGACAATATTGTTAACCTCTTTCTTGTGTTTGGGTTGGTAATACTTTTCTTCAGTAACCCCCAAATCAATTAAACTACTTTGGCTGATCTTTCTGGTTTGCTCGATAAATTTAACCAAGTTTTCAGAAAGGTTTGTATAATTTGACCAAGTTTGTTCTGGTAGTGTGTAACTCTTTTCTGAATAATCTGTTTCTGATTCTCTAAAACTTAACGCTTCACAGTAGAAACATTTAGCAACCCCATCATTATGGTAAACAACCAAAGACTTATCTTTTTTGTCTGATCTTCTTTCGTTACATTCTGGGCATCTTAATTTCTCTCGACCTGAATCTTTATGAAAATCTAAACTATTCCATTCAATAAAGTTGTTCATAGTGCTATTCTTTTTTTAACCGTTGGTTTAATAATTAATTCGTCTTTCCAGCTTTGATTGTTTATAAATGTTTCAGGGTTCTTTCTGTATTGTTTATCTGAAGTTAATAATTTATACTTTGGTACATATTCAAATATAAGTTTAATTTCATCTTCAGATAGTTTACACCATTTTTTAAAAATCTTCTCTTTACTTCCAACCTTCTTGTCATACAAATTCCAGAACAATTCAAAAGATAATTTATTATCATTATTATCATTATTATCATTATTATCATTATTGTTTGGTGTCACTTGCGTTTCATCTGCGTTTCGCTTGCGTTTCATCTGCGTTTCATCTGCGTTTCTTGAATCTTGATAACTATCATAGTTACAAACAGTTAAGCGTGTCGTTATTGATTCACTTTTTAGTATAATCATTTCGTCTTGCTGTAACAAACTTAAAAAACGCCTTGTTGCTGATTTATTCCAATTCCATCTTTTTGACCAACTGCCAAGTGATAGAATTGATTCACCACGCCCAACTGTTATTAGAGTGTTCTTAATAACAACTTTAGCTTGTTTATGATTAACCATTAAAAGAATATCAATCCATGCTTCAGCTTTACTAAAAACCCTTTTTTCTGTCCATAGATGATTGTCAATTAATTTCCTATGAATACTTATCCACCCATGATTAGACATCTTCACCCCCTTTTCTAATTTCTGATTGAATCCTTAAAAGTTGACCTATTAAAAGAAATAAATCTTGTTCATTCAAAAAGACATCAGAAAAAGTATCACCATCATTTGAAGAGATAACTAAAAGATCATCTTCTTTATGAAACGTAATGTTTGCGTGTCTTGGGTCTTGTTTACATTTAAATGTAATCTTCATTATAATAAAATATTTAGTATAAAAAAACCGCTTTCAGTTTCATTGGCTATCACTCCAAATCTACCGAAAACGGTTTAAAATTAATTTCTTTGTGTTCTTATGTGATAGGCGAACAATTGCAAATATAAACAATTTTATTTAATCAACAAGTTTTTATCTAAAAACTTTATTATAAACATCTTCAAGAGAATCTAAATGTTTTTTTGTTTTCGATACAAATTCAGATTGTTGATCTATATTTATTTTAGCATAAACTTTATTTAATGGTGGTTTATACCTTATAATCAATTCTTTTTCTAATTCTTTAGCTTCTTGTTGATGGCTACATTTAACAAAAGAATAACTATCAAATATTTTCCTTTCATCATTAAGGTGGTCGTTCAGTCTATCCATGCCTCTTATTGTTTGACCGATATAAACTAAATCAACCCCGTCAAATAAAAAATAAACTCCAACATTAGGCATCTCAAACCTAGTTAAAGCATCTAAAAAATTAATCTTATCTGATTTACTAGTTCTTCTAAGTGCTTCAACTTCTTCATTTGTTCTATCTTTTAATAGAGATTTAAAAACCCCAATCGCATCTGGTTTATGGTTCATGTACATAATTTCTAATTTTCTGCTAATATACAAAACATTTATTAATTACAAAGTTTTTTAAAATAATTTTGTTTAAGTCAATAATTGTATTACCTTTGATAAAAATTAAAGATTATGAAAGTACTAAAAGGTAAAAAAGAAATGACCGTAGAAGATTTATTAATGATAATTAACAAGTTTAGGTCCACTGATGTAATTAGGTTTGCAACATCTAATTTAAACGACAAAAGGGAAAGATATTCAGTATTAGATAATGATGTTAATATGATTTTTGATTGGGATTATGATTCTAATGAAGATGATATGATGGACCACAAAACAATAACAATAATCACAGAACATAAATAAAAACAAAATGAAAGAATTATTTAAAGCATTAGCAAAATTTCAAAATGAAGTTCCAGTTATCCATCAAAACACTAAAGGCTATAATTATACGTATGCCGATTTAAACCAAGTGTTTGATGTTATTAAGCCACTATTAAAAAAGCATGGCTTAGGATTCACGCAATACTTAGATGGTTATTCACTTAGTACAATGGTGTTTCATGTAGAAAGTGGTGAACATATCAAATCTAATATTAATATTCCTAAAGTGAGTTTGAAAGGACAAAACGAATATCAAGCACTTGGTTCTGGTATTACTTATTTAAGAAGATATTCATTGTCTTGCTTACTTGGTTTAATTACAGACAAAGATGCTGATGCACACGGTGAACAAGTTAAACCAGTAAAAAGAAAGACTTTATTATTAGATTCTAAAGACTTCACAAACGGTATTGATAAAAAAATGCCATACGAAAAGATGAAAGAATACTATTTTATCACTGAAGAAGTTGCAAACGAATACATAAAACAATTATCATGAACTATACAAAAGCAGAAAATTTAATTGATAAAAACCCTGAATCGGCAAAACGTTTTTATGATTTAGAATTTAAAGATCATTGCAGAACTTTAAGAGAAATTCAAGACTTTGATACAAAGAAAGAATTGAACCCGTTTTGGAATATCATTAATGACCTTAAAACAGACTGTTTAAAACAGTCAAATAAATGTCAGGATGAAATACAAAGAAGATTCAAAGAAAGCTCTAAGAAACGCATGAAAGTATTCAAAGAGAATCCAGAACTTATTAAATTAAGGCTTGAATTAAAAAGCAATTATCTTGAATCATATCCTGATTATGATAAATTTGTTAGGTGGTCAGGTCATAAGATTTCAAAAGAAGCTTACAACAAGATCAGTGTTAAAAACAGTTATGCAGAAACTTTAAAGAATTTATATAAATTATTAAAATAAATTAACTATATTTACAATAAATTAAAAATTATGAATTACAAGATGAAGGGCTACATCACCCAAATAGATGAAATTAGACAACTAGATAATGGAGCAAAGATTGTTACGTATAGAATCAATAACGAAGAACAATACAATAACATTCACCAGTTTGAAATGTATAAAAAACCAGAATACGCAGAACACGCTGACAACTTTCTAAAGTTTAATAAGGTTGGTGATCGTGTTGAAGTTGAATTTAACATTGGTTCGAGAGAATGGACTGATAAAGAAGGTACTTCTAAAATGTTTACATCTTTGAAACATTGGAAGATTGAGAAATTAACCAATGAAGAAAACGCTATTCATGACCAAACGTTAACGGCGGCACAAATGGGTGACGATTCAGATGATGATCTTCCTTTTTGAGTAAATAAAAACCTAGTAAATAAATTTAATCTAACATGGCAAAGAAAACAGAAAAGCGTAAAATAAAAGATAAACTTGATAAGGTTGTTAAAACTATTGTTAAGATTAGAGATGATTACACTTGTCAACATTGCCAAAAGAAAGTAGAAGGGTCTGATTGTCATGGCTCGCACGTAATACCTGTGAGCCGTGACGGTCGGTTAGCCTTTGAACCGTTAAATATTAAAGTACTCTGTTATCATTGTCATTTGAATTGGTGGCATAAACACCCAATTGAAGCTGGTGAATGGTTTACAAGTAAGTTTCCGGAGCGTTGGGAGTTCTTACAAGAACAATACCAGAAGAACGCAAAAGGTGGTTCAATATCAATTGTATGGTATAGAGAAAAATTAGAAATTTATACACAAGAATTAAAAAAATTAAAAGATGGCATTTAAAATAGAAACAAAACAACCGCCAAAACTAAACAGTAAATACCCTTTTGTTAAAATGAAGATCAATGATTCATTTTTAGCTGAAGGTGTTGAACACGCTTCAATGGCATCTAGTTGTAATTATGCGGCAAAGATTCTAGGGTTTAAATTTAAAACCAGTAAAGAAGAAAACGGTATTAGAGTTTATAGAATTAAATAGTTATGAGAAACAAAGAAAACGATTTTTTGCCTAGATATTACACAAATAAATCAATCAAAGATAAAATTGATAAGGCACTAAAAGAGATTAACGAATCTATTATGCCACATCTAACCGCTATTGATTGTAGTGAAAAAGAATCTAAACAGTATAAAAGAAGGATTAAAGAACTTGAAAAGGTTATTAAAGAAACTGATCCAGAGTATTATGAATTAACTTATTTGCTTGATGTATGAATATCTTAAGAAATGTAACCCTAACAAGGGCAAACCGTAAAGCAGATAAATCAATATCAATGCAATTTGTTACACAACTCGAAGAAACTTCTGAAGACTTTATTGAAGTTGATAAGTTGATAGGTCAATCTGGTGTGGTTTATTTCAAGCCTAATGGTAACTTAACAGATAAAGAAATTAAGGCTATTAATGATGCTAAGATTGAAGTTGAAGGCAAGTCTAAATCAAAGCGTTTAATGAATGTTTTGTTTATACTTCATAAAGAAACTAAAGACGAAAGAGAGTTTGAAGATTTCTATGACCAGAAGATGTCTAGTTTAATTCAGCATTTTAAAGATCAGATTCCTGATTGATAACGACCCTTGTAAAAAGTCGTTTTAATGCTTTTTACATTTTGTTAGCTTTTAGTACGGATAAATAAAACGATATGACAAATAAAGAACGAAACTTAATTAAGAAGAAAATACTAAAGTGCTTGACTGAGGACTTTAAAAACAACCAAGCCATCTTTGATAAAAAAGAAGGATGGCAAGTGTTTAATGGAACTGATTTAGATCTGGTAATGGACAAGGTTGTTAAGGGCTTGGAAATGGCAAAGTACGAATTAAACGCAGATAGTTAGTATTAAAGCTAACGCATTGTGTATGAATTTTTAAAAATTACGGATATGAAAAACATAATTAAAGAATTAGAACAAAAGATACAGGAAGAGATTTGGAGAATACAAATGATTGATTACCCAACTCCTAACACAAATAATGAATTACATAAAATGCAGAAAGAACTAAAGAAGTTAAAAAGCAAGTAATTTTTATTATTTATACACGTTGTTATTGTGTGTTTTAATACACTCTAACACCATGATAAAATTATGTACGTTGCGTAGCAATGGATTTTATCTATAATGTTATAGAATAATTAAAAAAAGAACAACATGAAAGACGTAAACAACTTATTAGACATCCCAGAATTAGAACATCACATTGATAAAGATTTTGATTTAGTTGGATTTATTAAAGGTGACAGCACTCAACTTTGGGAGTTTGAGCAAGCAATGGAGAAATTTATAACCATTGAAATAATATCTGATGAAGACACAATATTATCATGCACGTCTTTAGCGGATTTAATAAACCAGAAAAATATAGGTTATTTTCAAATAGCTTATTATCCAGAATATAATTGTGGCTATGATATGACTATTGCACAAGATGTTTATTGTTATAGACCGTTAATAAGTCAAGATGAAAAGGTTTACTAAAGAATAACGAAAACCAATAACCCAACAAAAGAAGCACCCAAACCTATTTGGAGTGCTTTTTTTTGTTTCTGTAAACTCTTTATTTCGTTTCGCTGGCCATTGATAAGGGATTCGCCCAATTGCAACTGATCGCCTTGCGTTTGAATAACCTTCTGTAAATTCTTATTCTTCTCATTTTGTTTTCTAATAATTGAATCACAAAGTATTAGTTTTTCTGTTGACTTCAACAAATAGTTTGCTTGGTCTAAAGTAAAGCAAAGTGTATCAGAGTTTGAACCTGAAGATGTTTCTTGAGCGTTCACGCAAACCACGTTTATCAAGAGTGATATAAATAGAATCAACCGTTTCATATTTTCTTATTAAATTATTAATTTCCTTGTCTTGTTGTTTTATCTCGTTTAAGAGGCTATCTTTTTCGCTCTGATATTCTTTATACTTAGTAAGGTGATAATCGTTTAAAACGGCTTTAGATGGTCTTAAAACAATTAATAATACTATTGTGATACCTAAGAAAAAGATAATTAAGTTTTTTAGCGTGTTGTTTAGTTTCATAAGTAATGCGTTAAACGTGCAACTTGACCAGCTTTTTTAGAGTGAATAAAGGCTTCAACCGCTGGCTGATTAACATATCCATTTCTATGATGCCATGAATCAGCTGGGCTTGGACTTCTTAAACTTTCAACAGTTACATTTATAAAGTCTTTTGCAGTTTTGTGGTGAACGTGATGAGTATAGAAGTATCTAAAGTCTACATCAGCCCAATCTTTTTTAGCTTCAACACTCATTAAAGAACCTAAATCAGTTTGCTTTGCTCCATCTCCGTGAGTTGTTCCGATTAAGTTTTTATGATATCTAAAGTACTTTCTGTGCGCTATTCCACAATCAAAAGTAACATTATCACAATTATTAAAATGCGCTTTAATTACTTCGGCCAACATAAACCCGCTCATGTAATCATGGTTTGAAGGATTGAAAGTAAAATGAACATCTGCAACACTTAACAACTTTTCAATAATATCAACATACAATTTCTTTGCAGTTAGAAAGTTTTCATACCACATACCGTCTGTGTCTTGTGGTGTTCCGCTTGTTGTCTTTCTGTTTGGTGTGTCAATGTGAAGTATATCGTTACCACCAATAAATAAAACTTTGTCAATATTAAAACCGTTTGACTTAGATATTAAGCCGTCAACACCTTTTAAAACTCTCTGAACTGCTTTTTGTTGGTTGTATGAAGTGCCAGTTTCAAACTTGGTGCATAGTTTACCTATGTGAATATCTGCCGGATCAACAACTAATAAATGACCGTCTTCAATTTTATCTCTAATTATTTTAGTGTAATTAGGTGAATATTCGGTTAATGATTTAACTAAATCTTTCGCAAATTTATCAGTATCACCTTGTTTAAATGCTGGATTTTGAAAGTATAAAGAACTTGTTTTGTTTTTAACCCAACCAGAATGAACATCTTTTAAATTTAAACTATGCTCTTTTGCTTGTTTTTGTATTCCCTTAAACAAATTAAATTCATCTTCAGTACATCTTATTCTGTGCGTTTGTTTTCGTGCCATAATAAATAATTTTAGGCAATATACAATAAAAAATTAAGGTTTTATGTATCTGACCTTATCTAATCCAGTATTTTCAACTGAAACGTGCAACCAAGTTTTAGTGAATTTAAAGTCTTCAATAACTCTTAAACCTAAATCATAATAATATTGCGCATTGGTTGCTACATGGTTTTGAAGTCCTTCAATGTCATCTGTTTTAAGATCAGCACAAAGCCCATAATAATGTCGGCTTCTGTTTAGTTTGCCTAATGGGTTTTTGTAATCTCTTAAACCCGAATTAATAAATCTACCGCCAGTGTGCCAGTTGTTTATTGTTATAGGCTTACCCCATCTATCACGAATAGCTTGAACTAATACAAACAATTGAGGGTTAATGTAAAGTTTTGATTGATCGCCAAACCTCTTATAAATTTCGGGATGTGTATATTCTTTTAAATCAAAGTTCTTACTTACCTTCATATTCAACTTTTACCTCTTTAGTTTTCTTTATTTCGTTTGACAATTCTTTTAATAAATCGTCAATGTTCTTTAACTGCTTTTTCATTGCATCAGCTACCAAAGAAGACGTTCTTGAACTTGCTTTATCTTTTGATTTCATATATTAACTCTTTTAAATTGGTAGCGATTTCTTTAACGGCTGTTACCGCATCAATACCGAACCCATGCAACTTCTCGTTAAGTTCTTTAATTTCTTCGTCTTTTTCTTTTAGTTGTTCATCAAATTTCTTTTCCTTTGATTTAAAGTAAAGAATAACAATAATTAAGAATGCACCTAGTACACCCTGCCCTAATAATATTTCAAATGCTTGTTCCATAAGTCTAAATACCTACTTTGATAGGTTTTTTTTAATCTTATATTGAAAAATTTTTAGCTTGAATAAATAAATCAATCATTTCAGTTAAACTTAAACCCAAAACAGATTGAACAAGTAAAGTTGTCTTACTGTTTGAATCAATTGTCGGGGCAAAATTCCATGCAAAATTCGCTGTTGTTTTGTCTGGTTCTGGCAAACTATTTAACGCCGTTTCAACTTGTTCTAGTAATCCGTTAAGACTTAAAACCGCCTTTAGTTTCCAATTGTCAACAGTGATAAAATAAACTAAATCAATAGATGTTTCTTCACCTTCATTTGTAATTGTTTGAACCCAACTATTAAGCCCATCACCTTGAAGTTTGTATTTGTAAGTATAAATCATATTTCAATTATTGCTGTAACTCTTATTTGTAGATTTGATGGATTAGTAGCATAAACTGGTGTTTCTAATTGTATGTAGCTATTTCCTTGTGAAACTGAATGACTTAAACCAGTAAAGTTTCTATTTGTGTTTCTTGCGTTTAATTCAATGTCTGTTGCTAATGTTAAAGATTCAGAACCATCATTTGAAATGAATTTTAAAGTTGCTAATTCTGTCGCCGTTGTACTTGTTACCCACGTATTGACATGAACACTTAAAAGTGTGCCAGCTGGTATTGGTATTCTAGCAAAAGAAGTTACGCCCGAACTCGTCACCGTCATGTTACCAATGTAGTAAGTAGTTGAGTCATTTACATTACTGTTACCAGTATTAAAATATTGAACAGAAACAGTTGAACCGCCACCGCCTAAAAAATCAGATACATTAACTTTCTTTAAATTATCTGAATCACTTGCATCACCTATTAAAACATGATCACCAGCAACCGCCGTTACAAGTGTTTTATTGCTTATTGCCGTTTTGTCTACCGTTAAAGAACCCGAACCCGTTACTTCTCCCGTATGTGTTGCATTGGTTGTTTTAGCGTTATTGGTTGCAACATCACTTGCTAAATCTGAATTTGCAAGTTTGTCGGGTGTTATTGCCTTTGTGTCATCAGTGCCAGCATCAACTTCAACTTGTGTAGATATTTCAATTATCCCCTTAGTTGTTTCGTCTGAATCTGGTATGTTTATGTTTAAATTTGGCATATTAATAATCTCCTAAGTTTAGCGTTATATCTGTTCCATCAACTATAACATCTTGTGTTGTGTCGACTCCGTTTAAAATTATGTCATAAGTGAAAGAACCGCCACCGGCTGGAACAATCCATTCTGAACCAACTTTTGAACCAACTTCAAGACCATTGACATCTTTGACAACAACATTATAAGTTGAACCACAAGTTGCAGTTGTAAATGAATCATCATTGATTGTGATTGTAGTTACTTCAACTGGCGGTGGTGTTATACCGTCCATTGGAATAATACAAGAATCATAGTTGTATGCTTCTCTAAATTTTAAATCAAAATAGCATCCCGTATCTTTGTCTTTTGTTCTATCAATAAAAGTTTCAACCGATATGTTTTTATCAATGTCTAAACTTGGATAATTTGTATCTTGAACCCAATAAGAAACTAAATCCAAAGCACATTGAATCATATCAGATTTAGCTTTAGCATATTCCGAATATAACAGTTCGTTATCTAAATCATCCGGGGCTTCTACTCTTGTAACAAACCAAACCCTAAACGAATAAACAAACTCTTTTGAAGCAACAGAAGAAGCATTGTCTTCCATCCACATCAACGGGTATTTATAAGTAGCATCTTGATTGTGATCTACAATCTGCCACCTTTCACCGTTTCCGAAGTTTTGAAGAACTTTGTGAGCATCCGCAAACTCCTTGTTTAGTTTTATTATTTGATTGTAACTTAGCATAATATTCTAGTAGTTTCTTATCAGCCTTTTTCGTAATATTCATAGCCATAATCTTTTGGTATATTTAATCCACCTAAATAAATCCCAATATCCGGTCTTTGATTTTGCGCTCTAACTTCATCACTCGTTGAATAATTTGTATATTCTGGATAAGTTGAAGAATTTGCACATAAGTATCTTTGAATCTTTTCAGCATATTGTTCTGCCTTCAATTGATATTCGTCTTTTAAATGTAAGTAGGTCTTATATTCTACCGGGTTTGAATAATCACTTCTGTCAGTTGATACCGATTTATTACGCATTTTAAACAACATAGTCATTTGACTATCCATTAAAACATAATTAAGTAAACAAGGTGCAACATAATCATTCACAAGTGTCAATAGTCTTGCAGTTGTTAAAGTGCCGCCGTTCGTTTCTATTTCGTCTTTAATTAACTTATAAAGTGGCGTTCCTAAAATGTCTTGAATATACAATTCTTGACAATCCCAAACCACTGGCCGAATTACTTTGTAGTTTGTATTTTCATCCACTGGTGAATTTTGATACAAAAACTTTTCTTCAAAAAATAATGCTCTACTCATTTTATTGTTTTTTACGTCTAACTATTTGGGCTTTCCATACATGACGGCAAAATGGAACGTGTGAACCGTTTGGTAATGTTCTCCAACCACCTCTTGATCTAAATACATCTAAGTTCATACCGTTATTCATTCGCTTAATATCGTCAATTGTCCATGATTTAATCTTTGAAAGTGTTACCAAGTTTCTACAAAAATCTCTTGTTGTGTCAATCACATCAGCTCCACTTACATCAGAACGCTTTGCATACTTATAAACTGTAAAGATTTCATCTTGTTCTGCTTCACCTTCTGGTGTTACACCACCGTCTTCATTAATTAACCCTTGTTCAAGTAATCTGTTCAATACATCTTGAATTTCAGATACATCTCTTTGTAAACTTTCAGCAAGTTGTTCTGCTTCAATATTTGGGTTATCACCAATCGCATTTAATACTAAAACTTCTAAAGCATTTAAAAACTCTTGCCCTTGTATCTCCGCATCTTCAATGTCTTTTGCAAATAGTTCACGCTCACAAATTACTTCAAGTTCTTCATTCCATATTCCCGACTTTGATAACTCGTAAATAATTTGATTATCTTCATCACTTTTAAAACCTCTTTCGATTTCTTTTACTGTTGTTGTTACTTCAGTTGTCTTCTGTTCTTCTGTTTTAGGTTCATACCCGGCTCTTTCCCTTCTTTCGTCTTCTGTAAGTATCAAAGCAAGTTCTGATTCTGTCACCGCTGATTCAATTGGGTCTAATCTGACAATCTCTAAGTTTCCTTTGATATCGTTGTACATTCTTATAGCGTTAATATGTTGTTCAATCAACATCTGTTTACCGCTAACATAATACGCTTGAAAATCTTCTATTGCTGTTCGCTTTTCGTCTGCATTATTATTGAATCCATTGTTACCGGATAAACCAACAACTACTGGGTCAATTGTGTGACCTGAAAATATTTCTTCTCTAACTTGTTTATTAAGATTGATAAACCTATCATCTTGACCATTTGGCTGAAGTGATTGAATATTTACACCGTCAACACCAATGTCATTAAAAGCAAGTACTGGTTCACCAGCATTATCTGTACCATGTAATCTTGCTTTAAAGTATTCTGAAATCTTTGCTTTATCTTCTGGTGACGGGTCGCCGTTGTGAAAGTTTACCAACCAACCAGCACTAAAACCATTGCGAATATTATTATAAACGAAGTTCCCTATCTCATAATCTGAAGCGATATAAGGAACTGCAGCAGTATATTCTGGTATCGGATATAAGTTTTCTTGGTCTTCGTTATAGTAAACTAAATATCTTGTTCCAGGCTTTGCATCTTTATCCCATTTCCATTCCTCAAATACAGTATAATCTGGATTGTCTTGTGGTTTGTTATTCCAATCACAAGTGTAAAAATATGTTGGCGGCACTTTTCGACCATCTGCATCATATTCAACTTTTGATCTTCTTACATTCTTAATGTTAATGTAATGCGGTTCAATCTTTTTACCTTTCTTATCTGTTATTACCTCATAACAAAAACCACCCGTTTTAAGTAAGTTTAAAGAAATGTTTTTAATAAAGTCTGATTGATTTAACCCAATTGCATAAGCTTTTGCTTCAACTGTTTGAATCTTATTCAAAGATTTATCACGAACATCTAAACCTTTACCGCAAATAAATAAAACTTTTCTATTGATAATTGCTCTATGCTTTGAACTTGAATTGTACAACCATTCGTAGTAATCAGGTTGTTTATTGTTCCACTGTCTATCAGTTACATCCATTGAGTTTTCATAACCCCAAATGATATAATCTTTATCTTTCTGTTCTTTAAATACGGGCATCTTGTGAGCAGAAAACTCAAACATGTCGCCGTTATCATTCATTAAATAATTCATAGTGAAACAATGTGTTCTGTATAATTAACGTTAATAGTGTGTTCAATGTAATCTAAAGATTCGGAATCTATTAATCTTGCAAGTGTTTGTTCAACTAAACCAGTTGATAAATCTGGGTCAAGATTAGTAGTTGAACTTTGTTCATAAACCGATAATTCATAAACCCCAGAAGTGCCTAATAATAGACTTCCGTTTGTTGGATCATCAACTCCTTCAATAATAGTAAATTCATTGTATCTTGATTTTACTGATGCAGTTGCTAAATCTGTACATATTACCGGGTAATCATTTCCACCTTTTGAAAATACAAATAAGTAAACCGGATTGCTTAAAGTAGTGTTTTCTTCAAGCGTTAAAATCTGATTTTCATTTGTTGTTGCTTTCTGTAATAACAGCATCTAATTTTTTTTTATATTCCAAACTTGCTTCTTCTTCCGTTTCAAATAAACCTAAATAAATAATTGAACCGCCTACATAAATAGATGAAGTCCATTTTTTTGAACTCTTATGCCAATTAACACCAACATAACTACTTGTGCCTTTTTTATCTTTTGATAGGTTTTGTCTTTGCGTTAAAAGCTGAAGATTATCTATTCTATTATTTTTTTTATCATTATCAATGTGGTCAACAACCTCTTTAAACTTAGACTTTTTATGCCCTATAAAATGAATAGCCACAAGCTTATGAATGTAAGCGGTTTCTTTAACACCAAACTTCATAAGGTTAACTCTTAAATACCCATTTTTAGACGGTGGTGTTTTTAGTATTCTAATCTTATTAAACTTTAAACTTCTAACCCTACCAAGATTTGAAACTTGATAATCACCATCATATCCGTCAACATTTTTCCAAATTTCTATCATAAGTCAAATATACAAAAAAAGGGGAAGGATTCAAACCCAACCCCCTTTAAAATTTAACTATGAAAATTAACTTAATTCTCCCGAAATTGTTAAACCATCAATAGTAGTTTGATCTACTTCAAAAGGAAGGTTTGCTTCTTCTGCTGTTATGTTGATAGTGTAACCGTTCATGTCTTGTTTATCTGTTCCCGTGCTTGCTGTTACTGATAAAGCTTCAGCCCCGTTTGTGATTCCAATAACAAAGTGTTTACCGTTGTTATCTGTATAGATTGCCGCTAATGGTTTACCCATCAACAACTGTAAGTTTACATTCTTGCTTGCTGACATATTGAACAAAGTAAAGTTCAAAACTGAAGTGAATGATTTAGAACCCATCTTTGGGTCTGAAACACCGTCAACATTATTGTTGGCAATGAATTTTCTTACTTGGTATCTATAAAACGAAGTTGAACCTGATTGAGTAATAGCTGTAACGATTCCATCTGCTTGTGTGTAGGCAGTAATGTTATCCCATTGTGTAATCAATAAAGTTCCTGGTTTAATACCACCAAGACCATCATTGCATTCATAATCGAATCCGTAACTAAGGCTTCCGCAACTCATATTCTTTTTTGTTTTATAAAGGGTGCAGAATGAACCACACCCTTTTAATTAATTAATTCTTATGATGTACCTAATCCCCATTTAACAATGTAATCAGAATACTTGTAAGTGATTCCTCTTTTAAATGCTAAAAGTGAATGGTTAGTTCTATCATCTTTTGAATACCATACTTCTAAAGTATCTTCATCAGATTCTAAATCTACACCGATAACGATATTGTCAGTTGTAGTAATCACCATTTTATTTTGTGATGCCAAACCAACTTGAGGAACTAAATCAATGTTTGTACCGTAATACTTGATAGCACCTTCTTCACCTTTATAGTGGAATAGGTTAGCATCTCTTAAAGCGATAACATACATGTCTAAATATGCTTGTGGTAAAAACCATTTAAGCGTTCCACCGTCTGGCGCACCAGCTCTTAAATCTTCTGGAATTGCTAAATACATTTCTTCCATTCTCGCAAGAATGTTTGAAGAAGTTGTTGTTGTTGAAGCATCTGAAGTGTTACCGTCAACTACTGAACCATCTGCAAATATCTCAAGCAATAACCCATTGTATTTATTAAGGTTTGCTGATCCTGAACCAGTATTTCCTTGCCAATCCGCAACATTGATTTGTTTTTGTACTAAGTTTAATTTCTTAGCCATCCATGCAGATGCTACTTCTTGTGGAATTGCTTCTTCACCTCTTGAACCAGCCGCTAAAATTTGTTGCGCCCAGAATCCTTGTAGTAATTTAGGACAAATATCTTCCATAACTGCAATCTTCCCAACTGTTAAATCTTTCTCTGTGAAAGTAGTTGAATCAGAAGCATTGTAAGAACAAGCATCTGTTTGAAAAGTTGCTGTTGTTGTCATGAAGTGTAATCTTTCAGTACCTTTGATTCCTGATCTTACTTCAGCAAATGGAGCCAAATCTGATTCCATTTGTAATTGATATAATAATTGCGTGTCGTTTTCATCTACATAAGCAGTTAATCCCGAAGTCACAACGTTAAAACTATGTTTTTTCATTTTTAATTGTTTTTGTTTAACCAGTTATTTAAAGCTGATTCTTCTTTCATGAATGCTTTAAGTGGTTCTTGTTTTACTACTGGTTCAGCACTTGGTTCACCTAGTAATGTTTCAAATGTTTGTTTTGTGAAATCTTGTGTTTTAGAAAAAGAATCTTCTACTTCTGATAACCTAGAAAGTAATGCTTCGTTTTCTTCTTTAAGGAATTTCACCGTTTCCTTAAGTTCTTCAATTGATGAAAATATCTTTTCAGATTCAATTCTTTCAATAATCCTTTTAACCTGATTTGGTTCTTCTGGTTTATCTTCTGACATTGGTTCTTCTTCAATTACTTCTTCACCCTCTCTTACTTCAGCAACAACACCTTCTTCAGCAACTACAATGATTTTACCATCTTGTAATTCATATTCTCCGATTGGTGCAGCAACTGGTGTGCCGTCTTCAGCAGTTATAACAATAGCCGCACCAACTTCAATAGCTGGTTCGATTGTTACTTCTGTTGTTCCGTCAACAAGTAAAACAGTTTCAAAAGCTTCAGATTTTACATCTGTATCATTTACTTCAACAGTTGGTTCTTTCTCTACTACATCAGCATCAATGTTGTGCTTTGAAAAGAAATCTTTAACCGTATCAAGTAAACTTTGTTTTTTCTCTTGATTCATTTTTGATTGTTTTGTATTAAACTACAAACACATTTAATGTGTTACTTTTTTAAGATGTTATCTAGTTTCACAAATAAATTATCAACCGCCTGGCTAAATGCTTCTTCTTCAATAAATCTACCTTCAATTGAAAATCCTTTAAGTTGACCGTTTAATGCTTTGTTGTAGATTTCTTCGTCTTCACATCTAACAACCCCAAACCATGAACCGTCTGCTTCTTGGCTAAATCCTTTAGGTGCTTGAATATCTAGTTCTTTGTTAAGTTGCCAGTGATGTAAAACATAAACACCATCTAGTAATTTACCAGTTTGGTGCATCTCGTTCATGTTACCATTTATGCCGTTCTTTGAAAAGTTTCTTACAATCTTATCAATTGATTCAGAAGGAAACGCTACTTTGTATTCACCTCTTGATTTGTCGAATCTTGGTATCTCAAGATCAGCAATCATAAAGTAACCCATTAGCAACTTCTTAGATTTGTCAAACTCTTGGAATGAATACCTAGTTTCAACATCTTTTTTGAAGACTTGATAGTCTGACATTATCGCAGGGTCATCAACCAAAGCGATTTGAAATTCAATTTCTTCTTCACTTGGTAAGTGTAATTTTATTAACTCCATATTAAATAAACTAAAAAAGTTTTGTATTGTTAAAAATTGTAGTATATTTGTTCAACAGACTTATCTTTTTTGTTACATTTAATAAGTCTTAACCCTCTCAACTTTTCTAGTCCATTATGTTGAGGGGGTTTTTTATCCAAATGTAGCTTGTGATACTATCGCATTAACTCCGTTCTGTGAATCTGTAATATCTGATTCAACCACATACACTTGTTGGTTTAATAAAGTACTTCCAAAGCTTGCTTCGTTTATATCTGGTACATTATTAGTTGACTCACTTTCTGAATTTTCTTGCGAAACTGATGCAACATCTGGAATCTCTACTGATTCACCTAGTACTTGTGCCGCTTGAACACCGCCGGAAATAACTGCCGCAATACCTGAAGCAATTGCACCCAGGTTTAAAGGAAACGGAATACCAGCACCAGCCGCAATTGCACCGGCGATACCACGAGCCGTATCTGCGGCAATTTGTGCAAGTGCAAAAGCTTTGTTAATCTTCTCTTGTCGTTTAAGTCTTTTGATTTCTGCCTCTGTTAATCTTTCACCTCTTGCAACTTTTTCTTGCGCTCGTTTTAAATCTCTTTCACTTTGGAAGTTTGCAAGTTGTTCTGTTGCGTTCAATAAGTCTTGTGCGCCTTTCTTAGCGACTGCAATTGCTTCTTGTTGCCTTTGTTCGTCTATTTCTTTTTGCTTATCCTTAGCATCTTTCTCTTGTTGTCTATAACGTTCTTTAATTTCAAACAAGGCTTGTTCTTGTGCTTCTTCTAATATCAAAGTACTTTCACCGTATAAAGTAGCTTCTTCAATTAAGGTAAAATACTTTTCTCTGACTGCATTTTCTTCTTGGGTTTGTTTATCAAGTTGACTATTTAGATATTCGTTTTCTGCCGTTTCTAATCTTGTAAGAAAATCTAGTTTCTCTTGTTGTAATTTATGTAATCTATCAAGCTCCTTCTGGTCTGCTTTTTCTTGTTCAGCTGCGTTCTTCTCTCTTATCTGTCTTTTGAAGTCAATCAATTCAGTTTCTGAAGAGTATATTCTGTTTTGTTGTTCTTTCAACAATTCATCTGCTTCATCCTGTAAAGCTTTTAAATCAATTCCTTGACCTTTCATTTGTGCAATAAAGTCTTCTCTTGATTTACCTGACATTGCGAACTGGTCTTCGTAGTACTTAACCCACGAATCCATTTGGCGTTGTATTGATTCTAATACAAATTTTTCATGTTCAAGTTGATCTTCAATCTTTGCTTTCTTTAATGCATCTGAATTTTTACCTTCAGCTTCAAGCCTAGCAATATCTAAATCAAATATCTCTTGACGGTTATTAAAAGCTTTATTCTCTGCTTCTCGTTCTTCTTTAATCTGGTTTAATCGTTCTTTATGTGCTTCAGTAATTTCTTTCTTCTGTGACATTCTTTGCTCATGCGCTTTCTTTTCAGCCATTGAAGTGGTAACAATTGCATCTTCTGTGCCAGTGAAAAATTCAATAATAGCATTGAATACACCAACAACTGCATCTCTACCGGCAATTAAAACGCCTACAAATTCATCCCATTTATTAATCAAAAAAGCAATCCCGACACCAATTGCTGCAATTACGGCAACCAATAAAAACAATGGTGATGTCTTTAATACATTGTTGAATAATTTAAAAGCAGAACTAAAACCCTCAATCGCACCTTTGAACGCCATTGATACACCGATAGCCGTTTGAATGTTGTTTGCCATTTCAGCCAAAGATTCATTCTCACCACCTAGTAAAATCATTGCTGAAGTTACATCACCAACCGCACCAGCAACTGAACCGATTTCAGAAGCAACTTGTTCATTATCTAAAGCTTCAAAACCTAGTTCAAGATTCTTTACCTCTCTGTTAGTTGATACTAATTGTTGGTTAAGTTTCTTGTATTCTTCTGAACCTATTTCAGCACCTCTTAAAGCGGCGTTTAATTGTTCCGCTTTGCTTTCTAATTCACCTAATGTTTTAGCCGCTGGTGCACCGTCTACGGTAAAATCAATTTTAACTTCTTCAGCCATTATAATTCTGTTATGTATGAGTTATATTCTCTTAATCTTCTTTCAAGTTCGTCTGGTGTAACTTCGTGAGCATCTTTAAAACCCATCATACTAGCAACCAATTCAGAACAATAAATCTTTTTACTTGCTCTATGTTTTAACTTGTGTTCCATTCCTAACAAGTGCCAAAGATTAGCGGCATAATCATAGCCTTTGCCTTCTAATTCTTTAAACCTATTAAATGAAACATCACCACGATCAACTTGATAAATAAATAAATATGTGTTCTTTCTATCTTTAATCCATTCTGAATAAGGTATTTTGTGAACACCTTGACCGGCAACTGATTCATAAACATCACCACGATACTTTAATGAAACATGGTCAAATGGTGAACTTGTTTTAAACCTAGTTATAGCATTAACCCAACTCATTGGCTTCTTGCTTAATGGTCTTGATGTAAAAATTATTTCTATCATTTATTTTGTTTTTATGGTACATCACTTACAAAGTCTGCAACAGTCATATTAACCATTGTGAAATCTAGGCTTGCAACTTGATCGCTTATCGTCGGGAATGTGTCGCCGTCGCCCATTCTCCACCAATGGTCTGGTGGACTTCCTAAAGAAGTTAAGTCAAAAGGAACCCCTGCATTATAAATTGAAGAAACATTGCTTTGTTCATCACTCGCCCATAATGCCAACTCATCCACGCGGCAATTATTTCTCATGTATTGCCCTGAATTATTTTGCCTGCCGATTCTGAAAAATTCGTCTTTGATTTCTCCACTGAATCCAAAATTATTATTTGTATTCGTCATTGTTAATAAAGCCCCGTTTTTGTAAACTTTGAATCTTGAATAGCTTGTTGATATTCCGCCACTTCCGTTTTCAGTTGTTCCACCGTCATAATTAAAAATATAATTAATCCATGTGTTAGGTGTTACCGTGTTTGCTGGTGTTGTGAATTGCAAATAATTAAAATCTGTACCATATCTAAAGATTAATTGTTGCCTTGAACCGTTGCCGCCGTTATACTTAATCCACACCCTACCTTCGTTGTTTAAATCATCACCGCCAAAACTTAGAATCGTTTGGTTTTGATTGTTTGAAGTTCCAGCCTTAAACCAAAAAGAAACTGCCCAAGGTGTCGCGCTACCTTGGTTTAATCTATAAAAAGGATTTGAACTATTTGCGGTTGCGTTTAGATAATCATTTGTTACAAAGTTAGTCGATAAGGTATTACTAAAAGGAGGGGTTGAAACAGTTAAAACAATTGTTTGTGAATCTTCGCCATAGTAATTTATTGCCTTTACTGGTATATTATAAGTTCCAGCCGTTAAACCTGAACCACCTATTAACTTTCTAATATTACCTTCAACAGTTACAACATCAGTAACCGCTGTTAAATCCCACTCATAACCAACACCATCTGTTGCAATTAATTCGTAATTGATAGTGTTGCCAGTTGTTAGGTTTATTGTTAATGGTGAAGTTATAACTGGAACATTACCGCCACCGCCACCGGTGGTTTGAAATATTGCATTTAGATTATTTGTAGTAGTTTGACCATCAGAACCCCATGCTGTTCCAGTGTCATCTTCAAATTCTGTATAATCAATATCCGTTATAATATCAATATCTCGTGATATATCCCTAATGCTTAGTGTTGAATCTGTTGGATTATCTTGTATAGCTTGCAAGTTGTTTAGGAATTGCGCCCCATTATTGTCTTCAACGAATATAGCGTTGGCGTTATTATCTCTATAAATTACTATCATGCCAATCCTTTTATAACTTGTATTACAGTACCAGCATTTACCAATGTAGCCGCGTTGGTTAATTTAATTTGTATTTTAATAAAATTATCTCTAGTGTTCAAATCCCCCATGTAAATGAAGTCAGGTTTCAACGCTAATCTGTAACCAATACCAGAACCACTATCTAACCTTTTTATTATTGATTCTAATTGATACAAGCCGCCGCCAGTTCCTAATTCATATCTAAATTCTAAAAGGCTGTTGTTTATGCTTGGTGTTATTGTGTAGTCATTTCTTATAACTAAAGAATCACCTATCTCTAATTCAGTTGGATCAATATATCCAGTTGATGTGTCCATTAAAGAAGTAACGCCAAAAGGTAAACTATCTAAATTAGTAAACGCACCTAAGCCATCATTGGTTATTGTTGTCCAAGTATTAGCCGGTACAACAATAGGTGTTCCACTTGTTGCTGTGTCGTTATAGTCTGCAAAGCCATTAAAATTTGGTGTATAACTCATTATATTATTATAAAATTTGTACCATTGTATTGAACTGATAAACTAGTATATCTTTTTTTAATCGTCTGGCTTGCTTGGTCGTCTATCGTTCCACCGTTAACCGATATAATTAAATCATTATTCTTTTCCATTTTTTTAAAGTTCCAAACCTGACCTTCAGTGTAAGTAATAAATGCAAGCTGAAAAGTTAATGTTACATCACCGCCGCTTGTGTCAACTTCATAAGTTTTAACATCTGTTTCTACATCTTGACTTGCACTAATTTGTTCTACATCTGTTGGTGAACTAATCGCCGCCGGATTAACTTTAACCCCGTTAATATAAGTCACATCTGATTTACTAATTGTTAAACCGTCAGTGTTAATAAGTGTAACATTTTTAACGCCACCGTCTATTATATTGTTATCACCTTGAATCTTTATATCTTCAGCTTCAGACCATACTTTGTTGCCTTCGCCTTGTATCTCAATATTGTAAGCATCATAAGCAACATAATTGTATGAACCTTGAATATCAACATTACGGTTTGCTGTATTATTCCCGTCTTGGTTTTGTGCTGTTTTCGTTCCTTTAGTTGGTACGTTTTCATCAAGATCAATTGTCCCGCCACCCGTTCCGCTTGGAGTACTCGCAGAATCTTCACCAAACACTTGAATAGGTGATGAACTAAATCTTGGAACATTAGGTAAAAATAAAAAAGTACATTCTGTCAATGCTTCACCAGTTGGGTTGTAGTTGCTAATTTCTTGAAGTCTGAAATAAGCGTTCTCAAAGAAATAAAGTTTATTGAATGTCCAGTTTTGGAAATCGTATGGTGTTACATTAAACCAACCTTTGACAATCTTACTCTCTGGGCTTGTGTACTGTTGTAACATTGTTGAATAATACTTATTAACTAGATTGTTATCTGTAACCGTTATATCTTCAATATTATCATCATAATACACTTCTTCAACTAAACCAAAATTAATATCCTCACTAGGGTTATAAGGGTCGTCAAAATGACCAGCAAAAGGATATTGTGTGTAAGTTGTTGGTAGTGGTATTTGAAACACTGAAACATTGTTAATATGATTCCATGCTTTGCCATCTTTTAAGCCGTCATAATAAAGTATTCTTATGTTATGGTCAATAGGCAAATTAAATCCATTAGCATCTTTCTGAATGATTGTACTAAGAACTCTATTACTGTTTTCTGGTGCAGCTAATGGTGTTGGACTGAATATTGTTTTAATCTCTTTAACCTTTGTAACAAAATCGTTATTATTGTTCACCCTTCTATCACCATAAATCCTTTGATGTGTTGCGGTGTAAGTTTCATTTAAGTAATCTTTATCCGGTGCATCATGGAAATAGTAGTTAGTTGCATCAGTTCGACCCATTGGAATGATAGATAAATCTCTGTTCTGATCTCTTTGCGCTTGTATATCAATTACATCATCAGTCAAAAAGTCATCTCTTGGTTCAATCAAATAGTTATTTGCATCATTCGGGTCTATGTCAATCCATAGATTATAACGCTTCACTATTGACATAAAGAAATCTTTTATCTTTACATTCTTTGGTATTATCTTTTCAATCTTTAAAGTACTACCTTCTGCCGGGAATGTGTTTATCACTTTATTGTAAAATGCGCCAACACTCATTGTTAAGGTTGCATTACCTGAATAATAAGTTCCACCTGAATCAACGAACATTCTGGTTGTAGGTGTTAATAATGTGTCTAAACCAAAATACCCAGCCTTCCATTTAATTTCTACTACATCACCATTGTTTAACTGAACATTATTCAAAGTGATTAAATATCTATTTGGTATGTTGTCGCCAGTTCTTCCTGAATCATCATTACTTTGCCAATCCGACCAATACTTCTGTGCCAGATAATCTTTGTCTTCGTATGTTGGTGAGGCTGTTGTACTTCTCGCACCACTTATAAATGTAGCATCATCTGAAGTAATGTAAAACGGTTTTGCCATTTGTTGAACTCCATTAACATGAACCATTAACCAACCGTCAATTTCTGATGTTGTTTTAACTGCGGTTGCCGTTCCTGGTGTAAATGTTGCGGTAATATCAATAAGACAATTAATATCAAAAGTGCCTTGGTAGGTTGTTGATGTTATTGTGTATTCTCCAGTTGCATTATTATACAAACCAGTTGGGTCGCTTATCTCATTTGTGAAGATTATCGTGTCTGAACTACTATAAGAATTAATAGGTAGATTTGCAGTTGTTGAAGTTCCTGAACTTGTAAACTGTGGCGTGTTTGCTTTAAATTGTCTTGCTTCTATTTCAGCCGCATCCAATTGATAAGTTTGCGGTGAACTTGGTATAATATGTTTTTTAAAATAAGTAGAATCAAAGAACGCACTTGTGTAAGTTTTACCGGTGTATTCAAATATTGCATCAATATACTCTTTCAAGTATAAAGCACAAGGCATGTGTTCAAAATTAAAATTATCTAAGTCATTGGTGAAGCCGTAATCCATTAAAGGATATACATAACCAGTGCCATAAGCAAACGGAACAAAGCCAGCCGAATCAGTGTTATAAACTTCAGTTGACCAACTTCTCTGTTGAATGTCTTTTGCGAACGGGTGATTCCATTCATCTAATATACTTGATAGATCAATCAATTCATCTTCACCTAGTTCCTTAAAGATGTTACCAAGTGAACCAAACATTACAATATCATAAACAATATCAACTCTGTTTAGTGTTCTAATTGCTTTTAGTTGACAATAACCTTCTTCAATAACTCCAATACCATCAACAATATATCTGCAATCAATTTTAACAGTTGAATTAAATGTTGAATCAACCAAGTTAATTTCAAACAATTCACCAAATACTTGTGCCGCTTCTTTTGAATTTGGAACGGTTGTTGTTTTTGAATATGTTGCTTTTCTGTCTTTTGGTTCTTGTATATCTGTTATTGATTTAGTCAATGAAGCATTAATCGACTTTGACAAAGGAATATAAACCCCACCAATAAAAAGTTCTTCTCTTGCCATTATCTTCTTTGTCTTTGGTTTAAGTGTGCAAATTCAACATCTAATTCAAGCTTAAATAATTTATCAATACTATCAATTTTTTGAACCCATCTTGAAGTTGTAACAACAAGTGGTTTGTAGTCTTTATCTCCTTTAGTGTTTTCAAATTCTAAATAAACAAGCGGCGATTCAATCAACTCCTTTAGCCAATCCATTTGTGCGCCGGTAATATAGTCTGATCTTAATTTAAGTTTGTCAACAGATTCAACATAATAATCGGCTTTGCCGTTGTATCTATTCTCATAGTTTATTCCAGCCGTTTCAATTAATACTTCTGATTTAGTGTATGTCTTTCTTTTTGCTTGTGAACTTAATTGTGATTTTGATAAAAAGTTAAAGTAATCAAAACCACCTAATTCATTTAAGAAGTGTAAACGATAACTTTCATACCTACAATCTTCTTCAAGTGTCACTGTTATTGTTTCAGATGATTCTCCACCAGCTCCGGTCTTATCTAAGTAAATAGTATAGTAAGAAACATCACTTCCAATTATTGGTTGTAATGCTCCGGTAATGTAACCGTTTTGAATATTGTTAAGTGAACCGGGTGCGGTTGATACACACCATATTCTGTTAGCAACTGGTGTTGCGCCTAATGGATTTGAGATCTCAATTGAATCAATCACATTGTCATCAATATCATAAGTTTTCATGACCATTAAATCAATATTACCAGGGTCATCAGTCATTGCATAAGTATATCCTAAATCTGTTAGTCTTGCCTTGAAGTCTGGATTGTTAGACAAGAACTTTGCGCTTGTTCCATTTGTCGCATTACATAGCCAAGTATTAAAAGGTGTTGCTTCATTTAATTGATCTATCCAATCATGATGTTTAAAAGAAGCAGACCAACAATATCTTGTTCTAACTGAAACAGCACCCACCCCGTCAGGGTCTTCTGTAAACACTCCGGCAACATCCCAACCCGAATACACATCAAGATCAAATTCAATAATTGGTGAATCTTGTGCAGCAAAAAATCCACTATCTAAAGTAACGGGTGGTAAGTTCTCAACTATGTATTTTTCTAGTACCCTTGAAACATCTTGCACACCATAAAACAAATTATTGGCTGTACCAAGTGGAACTTGAAATTGAAATTCATCACCAAGACCAGCACCAGATTGAATGGTTAAGTAAATGATATACTTATAATTTGTTTTACCTCTACTTGTTGCATCTGATTCATAGACACAAATATTAATAGGGTTGTAAACCGGATTGTATTCTGGTGGTGATGTTTTAACCGTTATTGCTGATGCCATTTAATATGCCTTTTAATTGTTCTGTTAAGTCTATTTCTATTTGTTTAACCCCAACTTGTTCTATTTTGTTAACCAAGTCATATATAACACCATCATCAAATACATCTGAAAACCAATGTCTGGGTTTGATTCCTTGACGATAGATTGATTCTTGAACAGCCCACTTATTAATGCCTCTAATGTTAGCCCAAACTTCAAGTGATTCAGTTGCATCTTTACCTCTTAACCTTGGTCTTTTGCTTTTAAATGAATTGGGTGCGCCTGCTCCTTTGTTTCTCCATGATGTACCGTCTGCCTTTTGACCACCAGCACCTTGTACACCTTCATCAAGAAAGTCACCATACTTATCATAAGACAATTGAAAACGATAACCACCGTCTGGTGTAATTGAAACTGAATAATTAATTGATTGTGCTAAATTAGAATCAGAAGTAATTCCATGCTTTGATAGTGAGTTAATTAATTCATCTCTTAGGTCTTGACCAAACGATTGTAATAAGCCGCTTAAAGTGTTCTCTTGTGGTTGGTCTGTTAATTCTGTGTCAAAGAAACTCATCTTCTTTTATTTAATTCGTGTTGTTGTTTTAAATCTTGTTGTTTATCATATTGGAATAAACACAATTGAAGAAACGGAACTATTGACATCTTTTCAAAGTATTCCCATTTTGATGGATCACCATCTGCCATTGCATCAATTACTGTATTCCATCCATATCTTTCTCTAAACTCGCTTGAAGTTGTGCCATTTGTTCGGTCAGCTTCATCAGGTGTTGAACCGAATAATCGCTTAAAAGGTTGCTCAATTCCTTTGAGAGCATCAAAAAAAAAACTGAAATAGGGTTGGCTATCTCCATTGGTATATCTTTGAAATCGTTTATTCTTGCACCTATTTCTTCAGGTTCAAATTCATAAGACTTATAACCAATAAAAGGAAACTGCTTTTTAAATCCAAACTTCACTGGCTCACATACCAAAAACAATATCTGATGAAGATTTTTTGCCGTACCTCTTTTAGCGGCGTTCTTAATTGCAGCATACTTTCCACCGTTTAACTTCTCCACTTTAATAATTGGTTGATATTTAACACCCTTGTGTTTGAATTGTAAAATTAACCTAGTTGGCATCTTCTTATTGATAAGCTTAATCAATTGTGATTGTTGTTCAATTGTTAGTGCTTTGGCTTCTTCAACTGTTATATCAAGAATCGCACAAGCCCTTTTGTAAAGAAGATTAAACCTTTGTTCAAGTGTTTCAGCTTCTTCATCCATGTATTCTAAATAGTGAACAAAATTCTTAAGCGGTATCTTATCCCAATTGTTAGGTATATTCATATCTTTTAAACTATTTTAATTGTGTTTTGTTACATAAAGGTGTAATTACCTCTACTGTTTGTTTTAAGCTTGTTTAACGCAACATATCTAATACCATCAATTAAGTGGTTCATAAAGTCAACGGGCTGATTAATCGGTCTGTTTGTTAGTTTGTCAGTCTTCCATTTATAACTCTTAAACTCTTTAACTAGATTTGAACCTATCAAGTTTATCTTGTAACGCTTTAGAATATCAATCCCGGTATTAACTGAATCTTTACCTTTTAGTGCCGGTTCTATTCTCATGCCCATTCTTCTCAATTCTTCAATTGATTTCGGCTCGGCAGAATCGCCAACATATCTATTGTCATTATCTACTAACTTAAAGATGTCCGAATTGGTTAAGCCGGTTCTGTATAGTGTTTCTTCAATCCACAATTCACCATCACTCATGTAAACATCTGCACTTGCTGTTGGGTCATTTGTGAATCCAAAGTCTAAACTTGAAGCAATGTATTCAGCACCCTCTGGAATTGATTTAACTTCTGCCCAGTTTCTAAATATCAAACCTTCTATTTTACCAGTCATTCCCCTGGCGTAAACCTTCCAAAGTTCTTCATCAATATCTTTTAACCCTTCAATCTTATCTCTAATCTTCTGTGATAAGTATGGGTTATGTTCATGCCATGATCTGATGAACTTAACACCCTCTTGCCCTATGTATTCATGAATGTAAAATTCTTCGTTGGGGTTATAATCAACCCATGTTCTTAATCTTGTTCTAAGATGCACCTCATTAAATATCGGTTTGGGTATTCCGTTTATCTCATTGAAGAAGGTATAATCTCTTTTACCAGATTTAGCATCTTGGTAATCATTGAATGATTTGAATTGAATCTGTGAACCGGAAAAGAAGTAGTATATTCTATCAGTCTTGTTGAAGGATTTAATACAAGTCTTTAATTCTTCTGATGATGCTATAATTGATTCTGCATCTGTCATTGCACCAACCTTTAAGTTAGGGATTGACTGACCAACAATTAAGATGTTTCTATTTGGTTCACTTATAGCAATAGAGAATAACACTTGCATGATGCTGTAAGTCTTACCTGAAGATGTACCGCCTTGATTAATTACTAAGTCTTCAGTGGCGTTTAAGTTTGCTGTATAGAGTTTAGATACTTTCAACTATTCAATCCAATTGTTATAAATCATAATATCACAGCCATCAAAAACAATAGAACCAAATTCTTCAATTAAATCTTCTAAATCCAAAAGCGTTATTTCTTTATCTTGCCATTTCTCACAAAGAAGAACTTCTTCAGGTTTTTGTTTAGCCCACTCTTTAAATTGACCGTCTGTCTTAGACCATTCAAAATAATCAGTTGCAAATGTAACTTTATACTTTTTCATATTATCTATTAAATAAGTGTTCAACTAAAGCACCAACAATAACACCACATACATAACCAATCACAAATATTGTCATTCTTTATCTTCTAAATCTGGTGATTCATTATTAACCTCAACTTTTAGTTCTGTGATGGTGGTGTTTTGATTAACTGTTGATTCATCTGAATAGCCACCAAAGTTCTTAAGCCAGAAGTTAGAACCCTGAAAAGTACCACCCCAATAAAGTTTCTGTTCGTTCCAATGAACCATAAAAGTTTTAAATCTTTCTATAACGTTCGAAAACTCCGCATCTCTCTTTGCTTGATCGTCCATTGAAGACTTGCTTGCAAACCCTAAAAACAAAGCACAACCACTTAAAGTGTAGATACCTTTACCAGCACCAGAATAACTGTCTGGACGTTTAGCTTGATCTTCCCACTCTAAGTATTCAGCAATCTTTTGTGTTAATTCTTCAGGTGTTTCAAATCTTGGTGGTCTTCCACCGTTGTTCCCTATCGAAAATAAGTTACCTCTTTTAAATTTACCTTTACTATCCTTCCCTTCAGCCATATTAATCGTTGTATAATTTCACTTTAGCATCACAAGAAAACAACCAAGTATCTTCATCCTGGATAAATTCAATCTTGCTTATCTTTTGCACTTTGATTCTGTGGTTAGTTACTTTGCCATCAATGTCAATTGGTGCGTGTGTCATCTCTTTGATCTTCTTGACATGTTCTTTTGCAAATGTCTTTGAATCCTTAACCCTATAATCTTGGTGTATTTCTCTTATGAATAAGTTTTTAGTCATCTAGTTCTTTTAGTTCGTCAAGAATATCTTGTTTCTTTTTGCCTTTGGTGTTGATTCCTTTACTTGATGCAAATGCTTTTAGTTTACCCCAAGAAAGTTTAGTATAATCTTCTTCAACAACAATGATTTCA